AGAAGTTTGTGGAATATACGACTCATGTTAACTTGTCCAGTTGGGTAATACACTTCTGGATTAAGTGCGAAACTATACATACCAAACTCAGATTGTTTATAGTTTGTACCAGCTACATATTCGGGTGGGCTTATATGATGCTTTAGGGCTTGTTCATACACGAGAAACTTGTGACCTCTGTCAAAGACTATTTCATTGTTGAACTTTAGTTTAACATTCAAAAGTTTGTTGTACCTATTTGGATGATTGTCTCTCACCGCCTCTTCGGATTGGGAGACGAAGAAAAGTTCCCTCACTGGATGGGAAAAGTTGAGCATCACAGATTTAGTATTCTCACCGGGTTTCATGATAAAACTAGACATCTGCACCTGTGTGATGACATAATCAATTGGTCTAGTCATGAGATATTTACGTTCCCTCTCTGTGAGAAATACAAACTCCGTGTCTATGGAACACTTTGTGATATTGGCAGAGACACCCACAGATGCACCACCCTCAATAAGTTCCGTGAGAGGTCTCAATTTAAGTTTAACTTCAACGAGTTGTTTCGTGAGTGCACAAGTTGGTATGGCGAGACTCGAATTGCGGTAAAAGTAAAACGGGAGATCCATAAAGTAGGTGTTGTTACCTGTATAACTCAAGAGTCCACCATGACCATTTAAGAAGTAAACAGTTTGATCGGTGTCATCGTCGGTATTATGGAGCTGCTGATGCATATAGATGAATTCCCCTGTTATCTTTTGTATGGTCTGACCACCTATAAGGAGCTCAGCACTCTCAACCAGGTGTGAAATAATAGAAGGAGACCATTCATCACCTCCGGGTGAGGGGTCATCCAGTGTGACTTTTAGTGTCATATTTCTTATAACATCACCTTTATCGTTTGGCATCCTATAATGAAGAGTCGTTCCAAAATCTAAATCAGTGCCATCAAATTGTGTTTCAACATAATCAATAGCAAACTTGGTATGTCTCCTAAAGTTCATCAGAAAATAGGAAAACTGTGGATCTCCTGTGAGCCACTGGTCTTGTACTCCAGTGACGGCAAGTCTCAAGCGACCCGACATTCCTACAGTATGTGAGTAAAATTTTGTTAAATAAAACGAAACACTACTGTAGAATGAACCTTCAGTTGAAGAAATTCAAACCCGAGACGATAACAGATGATCGGGTTTGTGTATTCATAGGAAAGCGTAACACAGGTAAATCAACCCTAGTTAAGGATATCATGTACCATAAGAAACATCTCCCAGCTGGTATAGTTCTCTCTGGAACAGAGGAGGGTAACCATTTTTATTCAGATTTCATACCAGATCTCTTTATTTATGGTGATTACGACAGAGACGCTATAGAGAGGGTTATGGCCCGACAGAGAAAGTTGGTGGGTGGGGGTAAATCAAATTGTGGAGCGTTTATGCTCCTGGATGACTGCATGTATGATAACAAGTTTTTGAAAGATACGTGTATACGACAGTGTTTCATGAATGGTCGTCATTGGAAGATCTTCTTCATGCTGACAATGCAGTATGTAATGGATCTCCCACCAGCACTACGAGCCAACGTGGATTATGTATTTATTTTGAGAGAAAACATTATCCAGAACAGGGAAAAGTTATATAAATCATTCTTTGGTATCTTTCCATCCTTCGATATGTTTTGTAAAGTTATGGATGCCTGCACAGAAAATTATGAATGTCTGGTCCTGGATAATACGGTTAAGTCTAATAAGATTCAAGATTGTGTCTTCTGGTACAAAGCAACTGTAAGGAAAAACTTTAGAGTGGGAAGTCCAGACCTCTGGAAACTTCATAAAAAGATGTTCAATCCCAAGTATCTTCAACAGAAAGAGGATGATGCTAAGAAGGCTACCAAAAAGACAAATCTCAAGATTACAAAGACGAAGTGACAGGCTGCGTTACTCACACATCTAGAAAACATATGAGTATATCAGATGTCTAGTGATATAAATACTCTCAACCTCGCTGACAACGGCGATGGAATGGTACCATTAAATGACAATCCAACGACAAACTTTTCCCCTCCTCCACCAAACCGTGAAGCGTTTTCACACCCCGAAAAAAATGTAAGTCAAAGTAAAGAGACTACGATGGATTCTACTCCCATTAACGATATTATGATGGATGCCCCAATGATGATGGATGAACCCAAGATGCAGGGTATGATGCCCCAGATGACCGCCCCCAATCCTCAGGGTGCTTACGCTTCCCCTCAGGCACAGCAGGCCAAGCCAGAGAGCAAGAACCCCCTCGGTCTCACCGATGATCAAATGATCGCCCTCGTCGCGGGTGCCGCTGCTGCCCTCGCGGTGTCTAAGCCTGTTCAAGACAAGTTGGTGACTTCTATTCCCAGGTTCCTTAACGAACAGGGGAGTAGGAGTGTGGTTGGTCTTGCGTCTACTGGTGTAGTTGCGGCTATTGTCTTTTACTTTGTGAAGGACTATGTCGTCAAGCCCTAAACATTAGGAGTAGATTCCCAACCCATATTAGAATAGATTGATTTATCAATACCCGAATAATAGGTAATTAAAGCTCCCACGGATAACATCCCCATGAGCAAGGCATTCGTTTTAAGTGTCTTGCCCTTGTCAGTCCCGTATTTTTTCAGATCTTCTTTAGTCTTCTTAAACAACTTGTTAAAAACGTATGTGAGAACCAGAGCAATCACACTCGTCGCGAAAAAGAACTGACGATCAACCGCGAGTTGTGGAACACGCCCCACCATCATATGGAACACATTGGGAATCACTATAGTCAACCACACCAGGTTTAGATAGTAGTTGTTGAACACATTGGGTACCTGGGTAACACCATAAATAGCGACCCAGTACCCAATCGCAACTAACAAAACATTCATTGGTGTTTTCATTTGATATGTATGGAGATTATTTATCCTGTACATGTGAACCACAGAACTTTGTCTTGTCTGGTATCTTCTCGTAAATACCGAGGTCCACACACACGTCCCGAAGTTCTATGTAGTTTTCCCAATATTGATCCGAGTGAGAATACTCTTCAACTGTGCAGTGAGCCAATTCGTGGATGAGGACATGGAAGATTTCATTTACCTCACCATCTAGGCATATGACAATCTCCTGTCCTTTATTAGTATTATAACCAACCGCACCATTCATTGATTTCATTCCCGTGAGAAGAACGGGTCTTTGTAACATATGAAACTTTTGGTGATCCGTGTCAATGATGTGCTTCCTGAGAATTTCATACTTCTCTTTGACCTCAACGAGTTCCTGTGGTTCTTGGGTGATGGCGAGTATATACGCATTGATAATGAGGAGTATAAGTAACGTGATCATCTCTTATATACAAATATAAATTTACTATACAGTTCTGAAATTGGGTTACCTGTCAAACCCTCCCACAACTCTAATTTAAATCCCAACTCTTCCAGATGCGTTACGAGGAGGTCTTTGTACGCCACAGGTTCTGCACGTGGTCCGTCTGCATAGAAAGGTGTGTCCACCAGGTTTACAAACAACTTCTCACCAAAACCTCCATTTCCGTGGTCCTTCATTAGGAAGAAATTACCCATATCATCATTGAGGGGTGTTCTAAACACAATCTTCTCAGAATCTGGAATGATCCCAATGAGACGCGCACCAGGTTTCATTCTCTTTTTGATTTCTCTAATTGATGTGAAAAACTTTTCCTTCGCCTGGAAAATGTAGTGAAGTGAAAAGTTGTAGCATAGGATATCATACTTCCTATTGGGACATTTGTGAATGTCACCCTCATAGAAGTTCACCCTCATATGCATATTTTTAGCGCGTGACTTGGCCTCCACGAGAGCTTCTGGTTCCGGATCACACATACTCATATTTGCCCCACACTTGTGCCATTTCTGTAGATCCCCACCAAACCCACAACCAACGTCTAGGATCTGATCTCCATCTCTAGTGACAGATTGGATCAGATCCCTCTTGGCATTGTTATGGTTTTTTCGGATTTCCTCCATCTTATATTTTTTGATATTCATTTCTTTTACTTAGGTTTGGATATCAAACATATGACTAACTCTTTTGAGGGGTACCGTTACCCACAATTGTCCACTCATTGAACCGGTTATTTTAGCCATGAAAGGACCGCCAACTTTACTCACATAATCACTGGGGTTACCGTTTTTATTAGATTCCCATTCCAAGTCTTTGACGTTATACATATCTGGGTGGATAATAATAAGTTTGTATTTCCCATCAAACCTAGCGTTTTTTGATAACATGATTTGATAATCATAATGACTTTTACTTAAATGTTCTAATTTTTCTTCCAAAGTTTTAAAACTTGTTGTACGGGAGCCACTGAATTCCACACATGGTCCTAAATTGTGGGACCGATTATTTTTACGAACTCCTGATTTACAAGAAATACGAGAGTCGGTGAAGTCTAGAATTCTCATATCTTCGCCAATTTTATGAGAGTTATCCGGCTTCCATGACGTGGCGTAACCAATGTCACTAAATGAATTCGCCAAAATCTCTTCCCAAATAGTACCTGTGATTGGCTGACGTAACACCGTATGAAATGTTTTAACATTTTTCTTAATCATCATAACCAATTTATTCATGTTCGTTTCATTCCATAAAAAAGATTCAAGTGTCGGCTGAACTCCTATATGGAGGTGAACATGACATAAATTATTGATCCACGTAGAAACCTCGACGAGTGATTCCTTCATGTATTCAAATACACTTAAAACTTTAAGACAAATGATTTACAATGGAGAAGATTATAAATGATGACATTTTGAAAGTACTTAGGAGTCTAGATGACGAAAGTGCTCAAATTGTCATCGCTGATCCTCCATATA